AGGAAAATTAAATGTTAGTAAATATTAAATGAACCCCGAACTCAAGGATTTACTTGCCCTAGCCCAAAGGGGTCTAAACAATAGAGTTTCCCGGCCGTAATCTTGATACTCAACCAGACACTAACATATACGGCCCAACAAGAGAAATAGTGCAAGGTTATTCTTATGCAGAGATAACTGCATCATTTAGAATGTCATCAGATTATAAAGAGAAAAAGTTCTTTGAAACATGGCAAAGACTTGCATACAATCCACAGACATGGGCTTTAGGTTATTATGATGAATACAGTGGTGGAATAGAGATATACTCGTTAGACCAACAAAATAAAAGAAGATATGGAGTACAATTAATAGAGTGTTTTCCAAAAACAATAGCTGCACAATCTTTGACTGCAACAACAGCATCTGATGTGCAAAAACTGTCTGTAACATTTAGTTACAGATATTGGAAGAACTTAACAGATGAGGCAGACCTACCTAAACCTTTACTTGATAGAATTGAAGAGGTTGTGGTAAACAGTGCAGAGAGGCAAATAAGAGCTGCAATACCAAGAGTGTTGTCTAGATTATAAAGGATAATTTATCATGGCTTTACCAAAGTTAAATATACCAACCTATGAGTTGGTTTTACCATCTACTGGTGAAAAAGTAAAATACAGACCATTTTTAGTAAAAGAACAAAAAGTATTAATGATTGCAAAAGAAACAGAGAACTATGAAGACATTGCAAATGCAGTGGGTAACTTAGTTCATAGTTGCACATTTGAAAAGATTGATGCAGAAACATCTCCTATGTTTGATATAGAGTATATTTTTATGAGAGTTAGGGGTAAATCTGTTGGTGAAAAGATACAATTATCAGTAATCTGTCCAGATGATGAAAAAACAAGAGTTCCTGTAACCGTTAATCTTTCAGATATAAATGTTCATATGACAGCAGACCACACAAATGAGATAAATATAACAGATGATGTAAAGATGTTTATGAGGTATCCAATACTAAAAGATATGGGTAATGGATTTTTAGATTTGAACAGTGCAGCTAAAACATTTTCTATTATGGAAAAGTGTGTTGACAGTGTGATGTATAATGATAAGACTTTTAATAAAGTTGATATGACTGATAAAGAATTGACTGATTTTATTGATTCAATGACAAATGAACAAATAGAAAGAGTAGTTGATTTTTTTGAAACCATGCCTAAAATTCGTCATGCAGTGAATGTAACAAATCCTAATACAAAGGTAAAATCTGAGGTCGTTCTGGAGGGCCTCGAGAATTTTTTAGAATATTAATTTCTGAGGAGAGTCTTGAGTTTTATTTTAAAACTAATTTTGCAATGATACAACATCATAAGTATAGTCTAGAAGAAATTGAAAATATGTTGCCTTGGGAAAGAGAAATTTATACTGGTTTACTTGCACAGTGGATTAAAGAAGAAAATGAAAGGGTTGAAAAGGAAAACAAAGAAATGTCAAGAGGGAGGTAGTTATGGTAGATAAAGTAACTAAAACGGTTGATAATGAGATTGCGAAAAAAGATTTAAATGGTGATGGACACATCTCAACACAAGAATTAGAGATGGACTTGGAATTTAAAAGAAAAGAACTAGAGGACGCAGATGCAAGAAGAGATGCAATGAGAAAAATGGCATGGTTTGCACTGATTGGTATGTTAGTATATCCAATCGGTATCGTGATTGCAGACCTCATAGGTTATGACACAACAGGACAACTATTAGCAGATATTGCACCCACATACTTTGTTGCAATCTCAGCATTAGTAGCTGCATTCTTTGGTGCGAATGCATATGTTGAAAAGAAGAAGAAATAATGGTTGATACTGTACAAAGTATTGCACAATTAACTGCATTTTTCAAAGAAGAAAGAGAAAAAGATAGAGTTGAGGCTGAGAAACAAAGAAAGAAAGATAGAGAAGCCGACAAAGAAGCTTTAGATGTTATTGGAGAAGATAGAAAACTTTTAGGAGAAAAAAAACAAGAATTAAAAGACCAAAGAGAAAGTTTAAAGAAAATTAAAAACAATACAAAACTTAATCAAGAACAGCAAGCTGAAATTAATAAAAAATTAGGAGAAATTAATAAAAAAGAAGAGGAACTTCAAAAACAGTTTAAAGAAAATATAAAAAAATCAGGAGAACAAGCAGAGAAAAATAGAAAAGACGAACAAAAAAGGAGTGAAGAAGCGAGAAAAGATGCAGCTGGTGCTGCTGAAATACTTAATATACAAAAAGAAGCGATTGCAAGAAGAGAGGAACAGTTAGATAAAGAAGGATTAGACGCATCAAAAGATAAAGAATTAACACAAGCAAAAATACAACTTTTAAAAGGTGAAACAGAGTTAAAAAATCAAGGATTAACTGAATTACAACAAAGAAGAAACAATCAAGAAGCAAACAGAAAAATTCTAGAAATGGAAGGTCGTAATGCAGACATCAATAAAAAGTTTCTTAAAGATGAGAGAAAACTACAAAGAGCAGAACTTGGTGAAAAATTAAAATCTGCGACATCTGGTTCAGAAAGAAAAGAACTACTAAAAGAACAAGCCGCAAAAGATAAAAAGTCTTTATCTGTTTTCAATAAAATAGAACTTGGTGTTAGAGGTTTAGGTGAATCATTTAAAGAAAAATTCAAAGGTATGGCATCTGCTGGAGCTGGTCTTCTCAAAAAGGGTGCTCTTATTGCACTTTTATTTTTACTACCAAAAATTCTAAACAGTCCAGCTGCAAAAGGTCTAGTAAAGTTTATTCAAGATAAAGTAATTCCAGCATTTAAAAAAATAGCAGGGTTTTTTGATAAGATATTTGGTGAGGGAACTGGTGGACTAATTGCAACTTTAAGTGCAATAGGTCTTGTTTTATACGGCCCAAGTGTTATTAAACTTTTATTTAGAGCTGCAAGAGGACTTGTAGGTGCAGTTATGAGTTTATTTAGTAGCTCAACAACAGCACTCGGTACTGATTCTAAAGGTAGAGGTAGGGGTAAGGGTAAATTTAGTAAACTTGGAAGACTTGTTAAAGGTGGTGCCAGTGTTGTTGGTAAAGGTGCTAGTGTTGCTGCAAATGCAACTGCAACTGCAACCAAAACAGTAGGAAAAACAATTGCAAAGGGTGCTGCTGGTGGAGCTAGTAAAGCTGCAGGAATATTAAAAGCAGGTTCTAAAATAGGAGTAGGTGCATTAAAGTTTGCAGGCCCAGTAGGACTTGCAGTTACAGCAGGTTTAGGTGTTTTTGATGGGGTACAAGCTGGTATGGAATCATTTAAAAAAGATGGTAAAGTTGGTAAAGCAATTCAAGAAGGTACTGCTGGATTATTATCTAGTTTAACATTAGGTATGGCTTCACAAGAACAAATATCTGGTGGTATGAGTAAAGTAGGTAATTTCTTTAAAAAAAGACAAAAATATGGTGCAGGCGCAGACGATTACGAAAAGGTAGACCTTCAAGCAGATAAACAAAATCAACTTGCAATGAATAAAAGTGAACTACTAAGATTTACTCAAGACCCAGAAGCATATATGGAAGAAGTTAATAAGGGTAGAGGTAAAGGTGGTAAAGGTAAAAAACTTAGTCCTATACAAGTCCGTAATCAACTATTAGATAATATTAAATCAAACAAAAGAGATTTAAAAGACTTAGGTCTTGGTAGTGGTGGAATGCTAGAAACTACTGGGAGTATGATGGACAGTAACTTGATGCAGTTAAAGACAACTGGTATGACAGCTGAACAAATTATTCAACAAGGTATGAGTGATAGGTCAAAAGGTATAAAAGATACTGCACCTATAATTATTAATAATGATTCAAGTGTTAGGAGTAATAGTACCACTAACGCAAATGTTAATGAAACTATTACTCACAGAGATGGTCTAATGGTTAGTGCTACTTCAGACTTTTAACCATTCGCAAGTTTATTGAAGTAGTCCATAGTGTCTTCTTCTTCTTTAACTACATTCTCAACAGGTTTCGTATCTACCTTTGGTGCAACAACGGCATCATCAACAACTGTTTGATTACTTACCACTTGTTTACCAGATAGTACTGCGTCTAGTCTTGTCTTAAGTTCTTCATACGATTTGAAATTACTTGGTGCAGTGAAGTCTGCCAGTGAATACTGTTCTTTCCAAATTCTTTCAATCGCACTATCGTCATCTAGAATTGCAGATGGAGCTTCAAACTCTGACTTATCATAGTTCCAATAACCATCAACTTTTCTAATCTTCAACTTAAAGTTTGCACCCTTCCAAAAATCAAAAGGATTGATAGGTGATTCATCTTCAAACTCTGGTTGCATTGCAGCCATAAGTTTGTCAAATATCTTCTTACCATATCTAAACAAGAAAACTTTACCCTCATTGTGTGGGTTCTTAGAGTCACTTACAATATAGATGTTTGAGTAATACTGTAACTTTCTCTTTTGTTTCCTTGCAATCTCCTTGTCACTTTCAACACCAGAGTTCCACAAAGAACTGTTATACTCTGATACAGGGTCTTTTTGGTTCAAGGTTGTTAATGAGTTCTCAATAAACCATTGACCAGTAGGCCCTTGAAATGCGTGACTCCATAATTTAGTCCAAGGCAAGTCTTCACCTTCAATTGCTGGTAGAAATCTAAGGACTGCGTAACCATTACCAGAAGCATCTAGTTCAGGTTTCCATAGTCTTTCATCTACATAGGACTTTTTTTCGGTTGGGTCTTTTTCGTCTTTCTTGACTGCACTGAGTAGTTGGTCAAGATTATTAGTCGACTTTAATTTATCTAACGACATTATATTCTCCTTATGTTATCGTATGGTTTTGTATATTTCTTCGTATGTTAAAAAATCTACATTCTTAAATTTTGCCCCCACCTTATCTAAAATAGTGTGGACAGGACTCACCCAGATAAATTCTACATCTTTGAACTCTCCGAAGACAGTTCCTAGCTGCAAATTCCAGTTTACTGGATTGAACCCTTTCGCATATTCAGGAAGATAATTTTTACTTCCCTTATATATGTTATTTAGTGGACTGTCATAACTGGATAAATCAAATCCTAACATATAAACTTTTGTAGCACCCTCTTGACACGCAAGGTGCATTGCTGTTGCACCAGCACACCAATCACGAGGATACTCTATGTTCTTTATCTTATTGTTCTCTGTAACCCAAGTGATGTATAAACCTACATCTTTTTCTACTTTAAGTCTGAGGTCATTGTAATCTAAATCTGGGTTCTTGTCAAGTGCTTCTTTAATATTATTTTCAGCTGTCTGTGGGTCTTTACCTTGTATGACACAATCTGTTCTATCTGTTCTTAATGTTTCATGTATCATGTGTGGTTCAAAGTTCATCTTCATTGTTTTTAACAACATCTCATCTACATTTGGTAATACACTCCAGTCTGAAAAATGACATACATTATTTTTTGCATATCCAGCGCATTCTATTTCTTGTTGCATTCCATAATCTATTGCTACTAAATTATCTACCTTTATATCTCTATAGATTGCGTTGCAACCCCAAGTGGTAAAGTTACCCATAAATTGTAGTGCTTCGAATTGATTTCTCGATTCACCATTACCAAAAATAATTACTTCCATATATCTAAATCCTTATAAGTTAAAAAAGTTACATTCTTACACACATCAAATTGGTCAACAAGTAGCTGTTCTTCTACAGTCTTTGTTACCCAATAAAAATTTACCTTTGGGAACTTTCTAAACACTTTCTTGTTTTGTGTTTGCCAGTTGATACTGTCGAACCCACTTGCAGCTGCAGTGTTAGGTAGGTGTGTAGTTTCTGGATATAGGTGACTCAAAGGTTTATCTAACACAGACAAATCAAATCCCATCATATAAACATTCTCTGCACCTTGTTCACAAGCTAACCACATTGCAGTACCACCAGCATTACGACCTTTAAAACTTGGTATATCATTTACCATATCATCTTGTACCCAAGTAATATAGACACCCACATCTCTCATAGTCTTTGGACTATTCTTATATTGTTCTAACTCTGGGTCTGTGAATTGTAGTTTAGGTAACTTACCACGAATGACAACTTTGTTACTTTCTTTTCTTTCGTTCTCAAAGATATATTCTTCTGGTACACCTTGTTTGATTAAGTCTATGAGTTCTGAACTGTTTGTAGAGCTCTCTAGTAAATCAAGGTTATCTTGTATATGCCAGTCTAGAAACCAACACTTATTTTTAAATGCGTATCCAGACTTATATACTTCGTGTTGTCTGATATAATCTACACAAACTAGATTGTCAAGTTCTACACCTTCTTCGTAGATACGATTACAACCCCAAGTTTCTGTATCATTAAATTTTTTAGATAAATCCCATTCTAATCTAGATTTACCATTACCATATACGATTGCATTTTTAGACATAATAATTCCTCACATCAAATGTTTTCATTGTATCTTTACCATTGACTGCTTTATAACTATGCAGTCTTACTTTAGTTGTTTTAATCTCTAAACAAATAAATCTTCTAGGATATTTAGTTGGTTTTCTTGCAGTAATTTTATGCCAACTATCTGGTGTATTTGGAAAGAGTATAATCTTGTTTGCACCATAGTGAAATGTTTCTTCTTCTCCTGTGTGTGGATTACCAAGAATTAAATTACCACCATCATCTTGTTCTTTTGGGTGTTTGAAATACCACAACCCAGTTACAATCTTATTACCTAAATCTAGATGCCAGTCACGCAATGGGTATCCTTTATCTGTAACAGGATTTTCAGAGTATGTAAAGTTTAAATCATTACAGTGTATTTTCTTTTTTAGTTTAGGATAATACTTCTCAAAGATACCAAAATTATCTGACAAAGATTTTACTTCTGCACCTACTTTTGTAAGATAATTAATAAGTTTCTTATCTGTTATGTTTATATTAGAACGGTTCTTAGATAAATTATATGACTTTGATTTCTCATCTGTTGACCAAAGTTTATGTGCATATTGGTACATATCTCTATCAAGTGAGCCATAGAAATATGGAAAGGGTGTATCTTTATAATTTAAATTCATTGTATATCCAAACTATCTAATACTTTTGATTGTTTATATTTTCTATTTTTCATATTTGTCCAAACTAAACTTTCTGGTACATGATACAGCTGGTCACAGTCTTTGCAATAGGGTATATCATCAAATCTTTCTTCTTCGTGTGCGTTTCGTAACTCTTGATATTTCTCACCATTATATACTTCTTCTATTGTCTGGTCATCTAAGTGTCCTAATGTTGCAGACGCATCATTACCTAACACCATACAACACGCAACAACAGCACCTTGATGTTTACCCAACCCACCAGCTCTCACTTGTAACATAGGTTGAAATGGTCTACCACAACCACGTCTGTCTTCTTTACTTCTTTCATACTTACCTTCGTATGTACCACTCCAATTGTGCATCAACCATATCTCTGCATCTATACCTGTGTAGTCAATCCAGTTCTTTCGTAACTGTTCTACTTCGTAATCTTTCTTCT